TTGGCACCATCATTGCTGATGAAGCTATAGAAGCAGATAATAATATTATTACAACTTATCCTTGGAAACATTGGTTAGATAATGCTAGTTTTACTATTACTGATATTAAACTAGTAGATGGTGGATCAAATTATCATGCTGAGCCAGTTGTTAGATTTGTTAGCAAATCAGGTACTGGTGCTACTGCTCGTGCATTTGTAAGTAATGGTAAAGTTAACCGTATTATCTTGACTAACCCAGGAAGTGGTTACTTAAAAGCCCCTACTGTAATTTTAGATGGTGGCCTAAAAGATGGCGGTGTTGCCGGCAAAGCAATAGCAGTTATTGGTAATAGCGTTGTACGTTCAAACTTAATTAAGATGAAGTTTGATAGATTGACTCAAACTTATTTTATTACTAAACTTGAGGAAACTGAAACATTTACTGGAACAGGTAGCCGATTACAATTTCCGTTAACATGGTCACCGGATGTGCGTGTTGGTAAATCAACAGTAACTATCAACGGCATTGAAGCGTTGCGCGATGATTATAAACTAACTACTGTAAAATCAACTGCTCGAGGCTATACTAGCTATTCTGGATTAATTACATTTAGTTCGGCAGTTGCTAAAAATGCAACGGTCATTGTAAATTATATTAAAGATTGGTCGTTACTAAATGCGGCAGATCGTGTTCAGTATTATTATAATCCTACTAGCGGTGAAATTGGTAAAGACATTGCACAGTTAATGTCCGGAGTTGATTACGGCGGAGTAATTGTCAACGGCTTAGGCTTTGACGTGAGCCAAGGTTGGGGAAGTGTACCATTCTATACAGATAAGTGGGATAGTTTTGATGGAACATTTGATGATTATATTGTAGTTGTAAATGCCAATACTCATTCATTTACATTGCCTTATATTCCAGAAGCAAACACACAGCTTAACGTTTATCAAGTTAAATTAAGTAGTGAGTCTTATGTTTCTAATGGATCTACTACTGAATATATGTTCAGCGCCAAGGATGATACTCCAACAGTTACAGTAACACGACAGTTTACAGTAACAACCGCAATATCAAAAGGCGATTCAATTATTAACATGACTAGCACTAATGGGTTTGCAGTTGGCGACTCTGTAAGTGTGCAAGCCTCTGGGGTGTTTAACTTAGATACTAAGATTAAAACAGTTAATCCAAATAATATTATTTTAGATCAAATTGCGTTTAATGATATTGCTGTAGGAACACAAATAACATTTACTCGTGTACTAATTAAAAACTTAGATTATACCATTAATATTGTTGGAGCAATAACATTGTCAACACCGGCTACTGCTGGAAGTACAATTACTATTGCCGCTCCTCAAGTTCCTCTACGATTAGATGATATTAACTACGGTACTAATAATCCTGTTACAAATCATGATGCTGTGATGCGCACAATTATTGCAGACGGCGAAACTGATACTGTAACAATTCCTAATACAATAGTAGTTCATACTGGCGATAAATTTATTATCCGTAAGAGTACTAGCGATGGAAGCATTAAACCTCAAGAAGCAGACTACGATACTGCATTAACTGGCGGCAATTTAACCTATAGTACTGCTAGCGGATTACGTGCAGATGATATTATTGTTGACGGTGACGGATTTGTTACACCAACAACTAGTCCAGCAACCGAAGAAGTTGTTCCTGGACAATTATTTGATACCCTTGCATTAAAGATATTTGATAGAGCAAATAGCGGCTCTGCAACAATGAAGGTTGATAACTTTATTGCTGATGGAAAAACTAAAAACTTTAAATTAACTCAACAACCAAATAGTGCTCAAGCAATTATTGTTAAAGTTAACGATCAAATTAAAACTGTAGTTGATGATTATACTTTTAATTACGAAACTAATGAAGTTAAGTTCATCAAGCCAGTTGTTGACAAACAAGTAGTTTCAGTATTCAGCTTTGGATTCAACGGTACCGATATTCTAGACCTTGATTACTTTATTGGTAATGGTGTAACTATTGAATTTGTAACTAGAGCACCGTGGCTATCAAACACTACAACGTTGGTATATGTTGATGGAATTCCAGCAACTGTAGAGTTGTTTGAAACAGACACTACTTATGAAAGTAATAAGCGAGTAGGTATTAGATTTAATAAGGCTCCAAAATTTAATTCAGTAATTAATTATGTAGTAGTTAATAGTACTGAACAAACTTTTGCAGTTACTAAAACTGAACGCATTCCGGCAAACGGCGGCTATGTATATCCATTAAGTAATATTATTGGTAATAGCCAACCAGCTGAGACTAACATGATTGTTCGCGTTGGACAAACTATTCTTAAGGCGCCTAACAACAGTTATTATAAGATTGGTGGATCAAACGGTCAACAACTAAATTATTTTATTGATCAAAATAAATTCCTACCATACAGCTTAGATATTTCTGATATTATTGTAATAGCAGGAGGTACTTTATTAACATTGGGAACTAACTATTCCGTTGACTTGTCTGGTATCTCAATTAAACTTAATAAAGATATTGTTACTTTACACAAAGGCCAAACTCTAACAGTAAGTATCAAACAGAATATTGGATATACATATATTCCGCCAACTGATGTGTTACCTCCAAGAATACTAATGGCAACACCCTATACATCTCCAACAATTATCGAAGTTATCAGTTCTTATAAACATGATATTTTAGATATCCAGCGTACTGCTATTACAGTTACTAATCAAGCAACATTTACTGCCGACTCAGTTGAGTATTATGATCACGTGGCTATTTCAGCAGGCGTGATTAAATTAGAGCGTCCAGTTATTGATGAAAATTATGTATGGATTACTAAATCAGGTAGCTTACTAACACCTAACATTGATTATAAATTAAACGGCGATAGAGCTAGTATTACACTAGCAAATCAACCAGATTTGGCTGATGAGTTTTCAGTAATTACTTATGGTGCTAGTATTCTAACTCCTAGTGTTTCTTATATGCAATTTAAAGACATGTTAAATCGTGTACATTATAAGAGACTTAGTGCTAACAAACGTACTGTATTATTAAAAAATCTATATCAGACTGATACTACAATTATTGTTGATGATGCAAGTAATTTTGATTTACCTAATCCATCACAAAATAAACCAGGCGTGATTGAAATCCGCGGTGAGCGTATTGAATATTTTACAATCACTGGAAATATCTTAGGACAGTTACGTCGAGGAACATTAGGAACAAGTACTCCAAGATTGCATCGTGCAGGTGCTTATGTACAAGATATTGGCCCAAGCGAAACTATTCCGTATACTGATACAACAATAACTGAACAAGTTGTTGCTAACGGCACAAATATTGTTCCGTTAAAATTTGTTCCAAATAAAGGTCAACCAAACGATACTCGAGCTAACTATGAACCATCTGGTGTAGTTGGTTGGTTTGATCAGTATGGTTACAACTATACAGGAACAATTAACAACAATTTTGATGCTAGCTGGAATTTAGCCTATGCTTATAGCAAGAATGATGTAGTATCTAATAACGGTTCATATTTCTTATGCGTTACGCCAGTTCCAGTAGTTGGTATGCGATTAGCAACAGTTAGCTATGAGTTAACTAACGCAACCTATTGGAAACAACTTAATATTTCTGTTCCAGTTAATTACGGACAAAGTAATGATATTGAAGTGTTTATTGGCGGGTATACTGATGATGCTATCTGGGAAGCAAACGTATTATATGTTGTAGGGACGATTGTAAATGTAGGAAGCTACAAATATACCTGTACAACAACTCACATAAGCGGAACAACTTTCCACTCAGCAGTTGAAACAGTTACAGTTAACGCTGACGGTACTACTACAACAGTAGCCACCGGGGTAGATTCTAAAACAGTATGGAAGTTCTTTATTGGCAATATCCGTTTAAAGAAACAACCATACAAAGTTTACAATGTTAACGAGCATCCAGAAAGTACTGAAGGTGATTTGCAATTCGACCCTGAATTTGCAGTTGATGGAACATCGAATCATCTTCGACTAACAACGCCATTGAAGTTTGGCACAACAGTTACAGTTGTAAAACGTACAGCTACCGCATGGGATAGCACAACTAATGTTATGGATGCTACAGATAAGATCGGCGGATTCTTAAAATCTACGCCAGGTATCTGGTATGTAGCTATCGATAAATATGAAAATGCAGTTATAACCAACACCTTTGATAGTGTTGATAGCACATTTGACAATGATAAAAAGACATTTGACCAAGGATAAAAAATGGCACAACAGTTTATTAACGTAGGTACTAGAATTAATGATGGGAACGGTGACTCATTAAGAGCCGGCGCCCAGAAGATTAACTCTAATTTTACCGAACTATACGCCGCTCTAGGTACTGGAGTATTTGAATATATTACAGCAGGGCAAGGAATTGCAATTGATGCGGCTAGCGGAACTATTTCGCTATCAAACAACATTTCGGCACCCGGTGCGATTACTGCGGCAGCTGATTTAAGTACAACTGGTCAACTTTTTGTCAAATGGGTTGATGGTAACGGCGCAATTAGAGATGGTTCTGCAATTCTTCCTGGCTTGCACGGCGATCCTTCCGTAGCAGTGACTAGAAGATATGACATCGGAGCATCAGACAAGGAGTTTAGAGATATCTATACTCAGCGTGTATTAACATCTGGACCCATTGTTTCTGCCGATGATATTTCAACACAAGGTCAAGTTTATGCACGTTGGACAGATTCATTCGGTAATGTGCAAATTGGTTCAGCAATACTACCGGGTCTTCCAACTGATATAGACGGTGATGTTAATGACAAATATGATATTGGTAGTACTGCTAGACGTTTTAGAACTGCCTATAGTGATTTAGTAGGTAATGTTACTGGTAACGTTACTGGTAACGTTGTTGGCGTAGTTACTGGTGGCCTAAGAGCTAATGCTCCTATCGTGCTGGCAAACTTAACAACAGGTCAGCGTGATTTATTACCTCCAGCAGGTCAAGGCGCTTTAATTTATAACACAACTACATTTAGATTACAGTTCTGGAACGGAACTAACTGGGGCGAGTTGTCTACTACGGCACCACCTGATGCTACAACTTTAGTTGGTAATACCATTGCCGCTAACGTTATTCATTCAAGTTTAATTGATGTTGGAACACTTACTTCTTTATCAGTTGCTGGTACAATAACTGGTTCTAACACAATTAATGCTAATGGATCAGGCGGAATAGCAACTACTCAAACTACATTTAATCTAGTTAACGATACCGCTACTACTGTAAACTTTGCCGGAGCCGCAACATCTGTAGCAATTGGCGCTCTGGCAGGCGGCACAACTACTGTTAATAATAGTTTAACTGTTATTGGTAATTTAACTGTTAACGGTACTACAACTACAATTAATTCTACAGTATACACGGTCGATGATAAAAATATTGAACTAGCAAGTGTAGATAGCCCAACAGATACAACAGCTGATGGTGCCGGTATTACAATTAAAGGCGCATCAAATAAAACGTTATTGTGGGACTATGCAAATGCTAATTTTACTTCAAGCGAGCATTGGAATCTAGTTACAGATAAAAAATATAAAATTAATAACGTAGACGTATTAACATCTACTTCATTAGGTAGTACTGTTGTTGGATCAAGTTTAACTAGTGTTGGAACATTAACATCTTTGGCTGTTAGTGGTACGATTGCCGCTAACGGCAGCAGTGGGATTACTACTAGTCAAACTACATTCCCTTTAGTTAATACTACCGCAACTACAGTTAACTTTGCAGGTGCCGCAACTACTATTTCAATTGGTGCGTCAACTGGAACTACTACAGTTAATAATAATGCTACTATTCTTGGCAACACATTAATTGGCGTTGCCGCAAGCGCAAACTTTACTCGCTTCCCAAATGCAAACGTAGTTGTTAGCAATACTTCAAACAGTATTCAACAAAACGAAAGTCATAATATTGGTTTAGTTGCTGAAGGTACTGCAAAGGCCTCTGATACTAATATTTGGGGTATTGGTGTTTATGGTGCAGGATACACTAATACTGGCACACGATCTGGAGGTGTTGTTGGTGAAGGTCACGTTAGTGCTACAACCGATACAGGTTCAGCTATTGGTGTAAGAGGGTATGCTAATGATACACATGCCGGTGGAAGTAATATTGGGTTGTACGGCGATTCTGCCAACGGTGCAAACAATTATGCATTATACTTAAACAACGGTGACATCTATCTTAATACTGCTAAGACACTGTACTTAAACGGCAATTTGTCATTCAGCGGAGCATATTCAGTGACGTTCTCGGGTGCAGTTAATGCCGCATCAACAGTTACTAGTTTCTTTGCAACTCCTAACGGTAGTATTACATCATTTGCCGCCGCAACCGGAATGACACTTGGCGGAGTAGCAACTACAATTAGCATTGGTGCAACTACAGGTACTGCTTCAATTAATAATGCTACAGTAACTTTAGGAAATGCTACTACAGTTAATATGTCAGCGGCAACTACTGTAAACATTAACGGTGCTAGCCCAAGTTTAGTTACTTCAAGTACTGGTACTGTAAGTTTGTTCAACACAAACGCAACAGCAATGAATATTGGTGGTGCCGCAACTACAGTAGCAATTGGTTCAAATACAAGCACAACTACTGTACAAAACTTAAAATACAACGGACTTGAAGTTGCACCTGCTAATTATATCCCTGTTGGGTCAACTGGCACTTACGCTTTAAGTACAACTCAAGCAAACAACGTATTAATTGTTGCAAGTACCGGCTACGTAGTAACATTAACATTCCCTACAAGCCCGGTTGATGGACAAATTTTACGATTTACAGTTACAACAAACGGATGTACCTTGTCATTAACAGCTGGTCCTACGCTAGTAGGTACATTTGGAGGCTCAGTAGGTGCTCCTGCTACATTTGTATACATTTACAGAACAAGCAACACTACTTGGTATAGATTACAATAATTAAACTAGCAGATAATTTGGCTTGATAAATATAAGATAAAGAGAGAGTATTATGCAGAATAACGATACAACTGGCGTTCATATTGAAGGACACATCAAAATTCATAACCCAGAAACTGGGGAAGTGTTCATCAACAAGCGTAACGCAGTTCACTATGAGAATATTAGTATCGCTCTAGCACAGAGTATTGCTAATAGTGGCCAGGGGTTTATCTATGAAATGGCATTTGGCAACGGCGGAACAGCAATTGATCCAACTGGTATTATTACATATTTGAGCACAAATAGCTCTGGTGCTAATGCTAGTTTATATAATCAGACTTATGCTAAAGTAGTCGATGATCGCTCAAGCAATAATACTGATCCAACAAGAAACTATGTTGAAACACGCCATGTAACCGGCACCAACTATACAGATGTCTTTATTACTTGTTTACTAGACTACGGCGAGCCTAGTGGTCAAGCCGCTTTTGACAATACAAATAATAATCAAGGTTCATTTGTATTTGATGAACTTGGACTAAAGTCCTATAGTTCTACAGGAAATAGTTTATTATTGACTCATGTTATTTTTCATCCTGTACAAAAATCATTAAACCGTTTAATCCAAGTGGATTATACCGTACGTATTCAGAGCTTAACTGGCCTAGCTGGAGTTTAATAAATGAGTTATCAAGTTAAACACACCGAAACTACTAATCCTAGTAAACCAGCGATTACAGTTCAAGACCAAACACTTAATACAGAAACAAGTTTAACCTTTGTTGGTAAGAACTATGCAGGGTATGCGCCAATTATGGCGGAAAACTTCCTGCACTTATTAGAAAACTTTGCTAAAAACACAGCACCAAACGCACCAATTGAAGGCCAACTATGGTATGATAACAGTGCCGATGTTAATTTGTTAAAAGTATATGATGGTACATCATGGACGGCAGCAGGTAGTGTTAAAAAATCTCCTACTGCACCGAGTGTTGGCATTAAAGGCGACTTGTGGGTAAACACTGATACTCAACAATTACACGTATACTCTGGTTCTAACTGGTTATTAATTGGTCCACAATATAGCTCGGGATTAAAAACTGGTCCTGATATTGAAGTTATTGTTGACACTGGCAATACTGAACAAACAGTATTATCATTATACTCGGCTAATCAACGTGTTGCAGTAGTCAGCGGAACAGCATTTACACCAAAAACTACAATTCCGGGATTTCCAACAATTGGCCAAGGTATTAACATCTACTCGGCTGATACATTAACAAAATTATGGGGTACAGCAAGTCAAGCTGATGCATTGAATATTAATAATGTAGCAGTTCCAGCACTTAATTTTTTACGTAGTGACATTGCTAGTATTTCAAATGCTCCATTAAGTTTGCGTTCTAACGTAGGTCTTAGTGTGGGCAGTGATTTAAGTTTTAACATTGGTACAGAATCAAATACTGCGGTATTTTATTCAAAGAACAACGGCAATAGTATTGCATTTAGACTTAACAATAACGGTCAACCAGTGACCGCAGTGACTATTGATGCTCAAGCACGTATTGGTCTTGGTCCGGATAATACAAATCCACAAGAAACATTAGACGTTGCTGGTAATGCAGTAGTTAGCGGTGATGTAACTGTTGCTGGATTGACTACATCTGGTTCACTAGATATTACTACAACATCAACTTTTGGTGATGATATTACAACTTATGGTCAAACATTTGTAAATTACCTAGATGCAAACGGCGATCCTAAACCTGGATCAGTTATGTTACCTGGTTCAGATAATGCCACTGGTGTATACGATATTGGTACTGCTACAAGAAAGTTTAGAAACATTTATGCTAACCAATTTATTGGTAACTTTAATGGTGTATTTACTGGTTCCTTATCCGGTAGTATTAGTGGATCAGCCGCAAAGTTATCAAGTCCAACTGTATTTAAAATGCAGGGCGACGTTACTAGTGATAACTTATCATTTGACGGACAATCTACAAACGGCCAAGCAGTATTTACAACTGCAATTAGCCAAGACATTATTACAAATAAAACTGAAGCAACTGATTCTGTACTAAACGATCAGATTTTAATTTATCGATCTGGTACTAATGCTGGACTTAAGAAACAATCTAAGGCTACATTTATCAGTAATATTCCAACAGTACCAGTAGGAGTTATCATGCCATATGCAGGCGATACTCCACCTACTGGTTATTTGCTATGCGATGGTAGTGAAGTATTAATTGGTAGTTATCCTGACTTGTTTGCAGTAATTGGTTACACTTACAAGAAAACAGGGTTTATAGGCAAGAATACATTTGCATTACCTGACTTACGTGGTCGTTTCCCATTAGGCCGCGACAATATGGATAACGGTCAAAGTATCCCAAGTATTTTAAATGACAAGGTATTAGTTGACGGCGGTGGTGGCAGCGCAAATCGTGTAACATCAACAACTGCTGATAACTTAGGTGAAGGTGCAGGTAGAGAAGAACGAGTATTAGGGGTTGAAAACCTACCAGACCATAAACATAATCTTAACAGCGGTAACGCTCAGTATTATGCTGCCGGTTTACCAAATGCTCCAGCTGACGGTACTGCGGTTGCAGGATATGGTTTACCTAACAGTAGTACTGGTTCTGGTTTACCTAACAGTGGTGGAGTTATTGATACCTCTGCCGCTCCATTAAGCACACCATTGCCTACAATGAATCCGTACTTAACTATTAATTACATTATTTTTACTGGTAAACTAGCATGAGTTATATTATAAACAAAACCGATGGTTCAGTATTAACTGAAGTTGTAGACGGTACAATCGATCAAATAGCAACAGACTTAACGCTTGTCGGTAAGAACGCTACTTCCTACGGTGAGTTTTTTAACGAAAACTATGTACACTTATTAGAAAATTTTGCTAATACCAGTCAACCTAATAGACCAATTACTGGTCAAGTATGGTTTGATACTGCTGAAAATCGTTTAAAGGTATATGACGGTAACGGATTTAAATCAACTAGCGGTACTATTGTATCGCAAACTGTTCCGTCAAGTATTTCACAAGGTGACTTGTGGATTGATAGCTTGCGTCAACAATTATATTTTAATGACGGAACTGCTACATTATTAGCAGGCCCTATCTATACAACACAACAAGGTTATTCAGGGTTTGAAGTTGATGATATTCTTGATAGTGACCAAAATTTACATACAATTATGTATGTGTATCTAGGTAAAACATTGTTAGGAGTTTTTAGTAGAGATCAATTTACTCCAGCTGCCGCAATTCCAGGTATTGATGGTGATGTTAATGTTGGATTTACAGCATCAAACATTAGCGGTTATAAGTTTAATGTCCGAGCTACTTCTGCAGATGCATTAGTTGATTCATTTGGAAACTTAGTAAATGTAAGTGCGCTACTTAAAGGCAACGGTGATTCATCATCAACTGGTTCAATAACAATTTTAAATAATAAACCTCTAATATTAGGTACAGGAACACAAATTGAAGTTGGTGTAACTGACACATTATTTTCTATTACTAGTAATAAATCAAATCAAAATTTTGAACTAGCTACTAAAAATGCTGGCGGTAGTCAACCAAGTTTCTTTATCAATGCACAAAATCAATATGTTGGCATTGGTACAAACGTTCCTACAACAACATTAGATGTGCATGGTGATGCAAGAATTACAGGAAGTTTAACAGTCGAAGGTGAAGTAACTACAATTAATTCAACTAATTTAGTAATTGAAGATAAGCTAGTTGAGCTAGCAAAAGTTCCAAATCCATCTAATTCAACAGCCGATGGCGGCGGCGTTAGTATTAAAGGAACAACTGATAAAACCTTAACTTATGTAAATTCCACCGATGCATGGACAAGCTCAGAAACATTTAATTTAGCTAGCGGTAAAGCATATCAAATTAATGGTACAACAGTTATCAGTAGTACATCATTAGGCCCAACGATTGCAAGTGCGCCGTCATTAACCTCCGTTGGTAATTTGTTAAGTTTACAAGCTGGTAATATTAATATTAGTACTAATAATGTTATTAGTTTTATTAATGCTGGTATTACTAACGGTGATATAGTGTTGACACCAAAGGGCTCTGGCAATGTTAGCGTATCTGGTAGAAAAATTACAAACTTAGCATCACCATCGGATAATGCAGATGCTGTTCCACTAGCCACATTAAATGCAACAGTCCGTTCAATATCATTGGCATTTAGCGCAGATACTACTGGTCTAACAAATTTACAAATTGCATCAAATATCTTAGCAGTTGTATACCCGGTGTTAGAGCACGATGCCGGAACAATTTGCAGAATGTGGTGTACTAGCGGATTAAGCCACTCTGTTAAACAGTTTCAAATACTTAACGGTGTGTGGACATACATCGCAGACCTATAATGCAAACGGGTAAAACAGCATAAATACAATGGATAAGGAATAAACGAGATGTCATATACTATTAATAGATTTAACGGAGCGCAAGTTGCTGTTGTTGCCGACGGAACGGTTGACAGCACACTTGACATTAAAATCATTGGTAAAAACTACGCAGGTTACGGTGAAATTCAGAACGAAAACTTGGTTTTTATGCTGGAAAATTTTGCCAATACTACACAACCACCAAAGCCTATTAGCGGCCAAGTTTGGTATGACAGCGGCAATAAAAAGTTAAAATTCTATGACGGTGTAAAATTCCGTACAGCAGGCGGTGCAGAAGTTGGTTCAACAGATCAACGTCCTACTACTCCGTCACTTGGAGACTTCTGGTTTAATACTGATACTAAGCAATTATTTGCTTATAACGGAGCAAGCTATACATTAGTTGGTCCTCAAGCAGTTCAAGGCGCACAGACTACTGAAATGGTATCTCGTAGCGTAACTGATGCTGGCGGGTTAACTCATCCAATCATTGAAGCACAAATTAACGGTGCTACTATCTACATTATTAGCCAGGATGCAACATTCCAGTTAGATAATACAATTAATGCTATTACAGGATTTACTAAAATTCATCCTGGTATTACAATGGCATATACTCAGCTTGAAGGTGATACAACTTTAGGTGTTAGTCAAGGTGCATTTAGATTCTTTGGTAGTGCAACTAACGCTGAAAAATTAGGTGGTATTGATGCAACTAGTTTTGTTCGATCAGATGTAACTCCATCCTTTACTACTCAAGCTAACTTTGCTGACGTTGGTTATACAGTTGGTTTGCCAACTAAGAAATTATATGTGTTTGTTGACGGCAACGGTGTTCCAACAATTCAAGCAAACTATGATACATTATTATTCCAGACAAAAACTGGCGGTACTAATACACCATTAAAGTTAGTTGGCCCTGATATATTACCAGGTACAAATAATGCAACTGATATTGGCTCGGCTGGTGTTAAATTTAAAACAATGTATGCCGCCGTATTTAACGGTGTTGCAACTCAAGCAGATACTGTTACTGTAGCAGGTATTGCTCGTTCTGCTAGTACAGCAATGTCAGCGAATACTGTAGCAATCCGTGACGCTAATCAAGATTTATATGCACGTTATTTCCAAGGTACTGCAACATCAGCACAATACGCTGACTTGGCAGAAAAATATCTTGCAGATGATGAGTATGAAGTTGGTACAGTAGTATCAGTAGGCGGTGAAAAAGAAGTTACTGCAACAACCTACGGTGATCGTGCATTGGGTGTAGTATCTGCTAATCCAGCATTTATGATGAACAAAGATCTTGTTGGTGGAACATATATTGCATTGAAAGGTCGTGTACCAGTAAAAGTACAAGGTCCAGTTAACAAGGGCGATGAATTATGCCCAGGCGATGGCGGAGTTGCAATAGTTGATACCTCAGCAGAATCAGAAGGTAAAACATTTGCTATTGCTCTTGAATCAAGCGATGATGCTGGCACAAAACTAATTGAAGCAGTAGTATTATAATAGGATAACCCATGGCAGCATTAATTCAAGCAACAGACTATAACACGTTGCAATCAAAAGTTGCTTTGATTTTAGGAGCAGGTAGTGCTGACTACGGCTATGGTCAAACAGTTTCTAGTGCGCCAGTTGTGCAGGCGGTATCAATTAGTTCACCTCAGTGGGTTAACTTACGTAACGATTTATTAAAAGCTCGTCAACATCAAACTGGTACAGATTTAAGTTCGGTTATTACATATCCGGGAGTGGGGGTGCTTATTACACAAGCCGATTTTAATGCCGCCACTACGTTAGCTAATGATATGGTTACTAATCGTCTAGTAAGACCACCAGATAATCAAGTTACAGTTGCAAATTTAATAACTCCGGCAGTGCGTACAAATCCTTGGAACGGCCAAATAAATCAAATTGTAACAGTGAATTTCGCTAGCGCAAATGATATCAGATATTTCTTTAATACAGGAAGTACTATACAATTTAGTGCGTCAATTGCTAACTATACCGGAACAGGATCAGATAAAGGCCCTACTTGGTATGCAATGTTAAATGGTATGGGAATAATTAGTTTTGGTCAAAGTGATACTACTTGTAGCGGCTCTGGTACTAACTCGGCAATTGGTTATGCACAGTTATCATCAACATACCAGCAAATATTTCAAAAGCCAGCTCCAGCTGGAACTTATGCATCAAACGATTATTTTATCTATGCTAAATTAAATTCAGCAACACAAATTGAATTTAAAATTTCATTCCAGGATAATGCAACATTTACTAATACTACAATTTATCCAGGTGGATATGGCCCGTACGGTGTTGACGAGGATGTTAACGGAACATTAACAAGTAATGTACAAATGAGATATGCTACTGGTTCAAACGTTGCAGTTGCCGCCCCAACCGGCAATTCAACAGGTATTTAATTTTATAAATTATGGCAACAAAAGTATCCGCCACCAGCTATAATTCAATTCAGACTCAAGTAGCCGATGTATTATCAGGTTACGGTCAATCTGTTGCTAGCGGACAAGTTACACAGTCAATATCAATTAAATCATTACCTTGGGTTAATTTGCGTAACGATTTATTAAAAGCTCGCCAACATCAAACTGGATTAGATGAAACTGCTAAAATTCCAGCAACCGGTGTCGGCGCAAAAATTACAAATACTATCTATACTGGTGCAGTTACTATGGGTAACGATATAATTACTAATCGTTATGCACAACCGCCAGATAGTCAAGTTAGCGTGTCGAACGTAGCAACTAGCCCTGCCGCTAATGGATGGAATGGAACAATTAATCATACTGTAGTTTTAGATTTTCCAAACTCATCTGCAGCCGCTGCCTTTTTTAATTCTGGTAGCACTATAGATATTAGTGCAGGTATTAGCGGATATCCGGGGTCTGGATCAGATAAAAGTCCTACCTGGTATGCAATGTTTACTGGTATGGGAACAATTCGAATGAATTATAACTCAACAGTTTGCACAGGTTCTGGTACAGGATCGGCAATTGGTTATCGCCAACTTACTGGTTCTTATCAACAGATATTTAGAAAAGATGCTCCATCAGGAAATTATTCAAGTAATATATATCTTGTGTATGCACAAGCTAATTCAGCAACACAGTTACAATTCTTAATTCAATTGCAAGATAATGCAACAGGCGGACAAGATGAACCGGTTGACGGAGCATTATACAGTTATGTTAAAGCACGTTATTCATACGGTTCAAATGTGCAAGTTACTGCTCCTACAGCAAGTACAAATTCAGTCGATAGTGCATGGACAACATTAACCAGTTTACCGTTGCTCGATATTAACCCAGATTTAATTGCCGCTGGTATCCAGCAATATATAGAAGTGCAATTTACTGCTATCGGTGGCATTGCTCCTATTACTTGGAGTGGTGGCGCACCTCCAGGATTTACATTTAGAAGTGATGGCTTGTTATACGGATCGAGTCCGGGTGTAGGACAAACTACTCCAGCAGTTAGCGGATCGTATAACGTCACAGCTACTGATTCTCGAGGTTATCAGATTACCCAAACTATCAGTTATAACTTCGGCCCAAGCCCAGGTTATTAAAATATTTTCCACCCCCTGAAATTTAGATAATTACTGTAGTTACTACAAGGATTATCTATGGATGAGCGGGTTGAAAAGGCATTTGAAATTGCCAATTATATGTCTACATTGTCTAATCAAAGACGTGTGGCATTAGAAGAATTAGAACAAAAATTAGTACACTATACTAATGGCGGCACTTTCAAAATTACGCCTACCCTAATTAACTTTACCAAAACAGTTTTGGATTTAGGTCATGACAGTGACATGGCATTTATTGATGAAAATAATTTGCCAATCCTTATTAACGATGTACAAAAATTCTTTGACACGATTGTTGAAATTTATTTCCAAGCAGTAAATGAATATGCATCTAAGTATGCTGAAATTAAATCTAAACGTAAAGTAGAGGATATAGTTAAACTATGACCCGTGGCGGATTAATATTTGCTCAAAATAACGGCACAGTTGATTACATAAAACTTGCTGTATTTGCCGCCGCACGAGTGGATGAGTTTCTTGGTATTCCTGTAACATTAGTCACTGATAATCTTGACTGGCTAGAAAAGAATTATCCCAATCACAAGTTTGATCATGTTATTGAAGTTAAGAATGAACAAGCACGGTATAAAAAGTTTTACGACGGTAGTTTAGCATCTAAGCAATTAATGTGGAAGAACACAACTCGCAGTCAAGTGTATGACCTTAGTCCTTACGATACTACACTAGTTATTGACAGTGATTATATTCTTAATAGCGATATTTTGTTATCTGCTTTTGATAATGATTATGACTTGCAACTATACAAGAAAAGTTTTGATCTAGCAGGTTGGAGAGATACTAGTAGCTTTACACGTATTAATCAATATTCAATTCCTTTTTATTGGGCTACAACTTTTGTATTCCGTAAGAATTCTGTTATGGAAGCGTTCTTTACTTTGATCACACATATTAAAGATAATTGGGATTACTATAGAGTTTTATACAATATGGATAGTAATTTATATCGTAACGACTACGCATTTAGTATTGCGATACATTTAATGAATGGAAAGACTGATGGTAATTTTGCTGTTGAACTTCCAGGTACAATGACCTATATAACTGACAGAGATTTAATGCTAGATATGAAAGATACCAGTATGAATTTTCTTGTAGAAAAGAAAAATCATTTAGGCGAATATTTTGCTGTTAAAACCCAAGATATTGATGTACATGTTATGAACAAATATAGTCTAACACGTTTTATAGACGGAGGTTCAGGTGTCTAAAGGGTTCCTTGTATTTGCACAAAATACTGACACAGTGGATTATGTGCGCCAAGCATACGCATTGGCTTTAAGCATTAAGACAAGTCAGCATACAGTTAAGGACATTAGTCTAGTGACTAATAGCCCAGTACCAGAAGAGTATAAAAGTGTGTTTGACCAGATTATTCCAATTCCGTGGTGGGAAGAAGCTAGCACAAGTTTACAAGCAGAGCATCGCTGGAAGTTGTATCACTCAACACCATATGATGAAACTATTGTGCTTGATGGTGATATGCTGTTCTTAGATGATATTAGCGATTGGTGGGAGTATCTATCCAATCATGAGATTAAGTTTTGCTCACGAGTGTTAAACTATAAGGGTCAGGCAATTGGTCCTGATCCATATCATCGTAAGGCGTTTATTGCTAACAATTTGCCTAACCCGTATTACGCATTACACTATTTTAAAAAGACAGATAAAGTATTAGCATTTTACAAAGCACTTGAGTTTGTTATCAACAACTGGGAATTGTGCTATGGTAAATTTGCACCTAAAGAATATCAAAATTGGGTTAGCATGGATTTAAGTTCTGCTATTGCTATTGACATTGTAGGCTTACATGGTGATGCTATTGATGCAGGATGCCCGTTAGAGTTTGTACATATGAAAGCACCATTGCAAGGTTGGACGCCTATTCCGTCAAGCTGGCAAGAAGCTGTACCTGTACACTATAACAAGAATAAAGAATTACTAGTGGGCAATATTAAACAACCAAAGTTATTTCATTATGTAGAAAAAAATTTCCTAACTGACACATTGTTAGCAAAATTGGAGGCCGCATGTACGATGAATTAACTGACGAGCAAATAGAGGCAATGTCTTACAAACAACCTCCTGTACAATATTTTGCTTGCTATGATAAAAAAACAGGAGAGATTAGTGCAATTACTAACGCATATAATCCGTCGTATCCTAATCAACTTGAAATAGATGCGGCAACTGCACATCCGTTTCTTAGCGGCGAAATGAACTTTGTTGACTATGTAGTAACCTACGGTAAGAACAAAGATAAAAAACTTGAGCTGATGCTTGTACCCAAAGTAGACTATATGCATAGTTTACAAAACAAAATTTATGAACAAGTAGAAAATACTACCAATTTAGATACTAAAGATTTTATTGTAGAATGGACTAAAGACGGTTGGAACTTTATTCTTAATGCTACTATTGATAATGATTTACTAAAAAATTTAGTATTTTTTATCACATATGAAACTAATGTTGATGCGCTAATCCGCACAATTACCATTGATACAGAAGATCTATATCAGCCAGTACACGTGCCATTTATTACAATACAAGAACATAACATTGATAATTTAGCAGTATCTACTAAATCAGTATTTGGTTCCTATGGATTGAGAATTAGCCATGATTAAAATTATTGAACAAGATATCATCTTCCTTAGTTATGATGAACCAAATGCTGAAAAAAATTATGCAGACTTGCTGACTAAAGCACCGTGGGCAAAACGTGTACACGGAGTTAAAGGCAGTGATGCCGCACACAAAGCATGTGCCGCATTAAGTGAAACAGAATATTTTGTTACTGTAGATGCTGACAACATTGTTGATCCAAAGTTTCTTGAAGTTGAAATTAATTTAGATGAACTTGGACTAACACCTAATCATGTATTCAGTTGGTGCGGTAAGGTTCACGTTAATCATTTAATGTATGGCAACGGCGGTCTTAAATTATGGACACGCGAGTTTGTTAACAATATGCGAACCCATGAAAACTCAGATCCTAACGATGTTAAGGGTCTAGTAGAGTTTTGTTTTAATGATTACTACTATCAATTCAATGAATGTTATAGTGAGAGTTTTACTAACGGTAGTCCGTTTCAAGCATGGAGAGCAGGATTCCGTGAAGGCGTAAAAATGTCATTAGAACAAGGTGCTAAAACTAAAGACATAAAATCAATTTGGTGGCAAAACTACCAACGTTTAATTGCCTGGTGTTCAGTTGGTTCTGATGTGGAGAACGGAATGTGGTCCATTCTTGGCGCACGTGAAGGATGTTACTTAACTAACTGCACTAATTGGGACTATGCTAATGTACGTGATTTTGAATATCTAACAGAACATTGGCAACGACAGCATGAAGGCAAAGATCCTGAGGATACTTCTGCACATATAAATTACTTGTTTAAAGAACTAAGAGATAAATGTCAACTTGAAATTGCTAACTTAGATCCGGCAGGTAGTAAGTTCTTTAAAGCAATATATCAAAATGCTCCAAGAAGGAATCGTCGCGCAAATGTATGATATAATTTTTATCAGTTATAATGAGCCAAATGCTGAAAAAAACTTTTCTATTTTAAAAGAACGATTTCCGTTAGTTAAGCGTATAGACGGAGTTGTAGGCATACACCAAGCACATATTGCCGCCGCAAAAAAAGCATTTACTAAAATGTTTTGGGTAGTAGATGCTGACGCAGAAATACTACCATCATTTAAATTTGATTACATTGTACCTGAATGGGATTTAGAAACAGTACATGTGTGGCGCAGTCGTAATCCTGTTAATGGATTAGAGTACGGCTACGGCGGAGTTAAACTATTGCCTAAAGATCTAACTAAAAACATGGACTTATCTAAAACAGATATGACCACAAGCATTAGTAAGTCATTTAAACCTATTCCGGAAGTGAGTAATATTACAGCATTTAACACAGATGCGTTTAGTGCATGGCGTTCAGCATTTCGCGAATGTGCTAAGTTAGCTAGTAATACTATTGATCGTCAAGATAGTTCAGAAACATTTGAAAGATTAATAACTTGGTGTACTACAGGTGATGAACAACCTTGGGGCATCTATGCCATTGCAGGCGCACTCGCCGGCAAAACATACGGTGAAAGAAATGCCGCTGATCAAGCGGCATTGAGTAAGATAAATGATTATACCTGGTTGCTAGATAAGTTTAATTCTGAACAAGCTCATCAGCCATTGGAAAGATTTCAGAAATAACTTTTGCACAAGCAATAGCAACTTCTTGATGTTCTTTCTGTGTACCATTAGCACTACGTAATTCAATGAAATGAATCCAACTACGTAATGTACCATTCATATATAGACGACTTTCGATAAGTCCTTCTGGTAATACAGCACGAGCTTGTTCTTTAGCTATGCCGTTAGCAATAGCCCATTCATACTCTCGTTTAGCGGCATAAATGACTCGTTGTTGAGCTCTATACCATTCATTTTGTAACAGTTGATCATCGACTTCGATGCTGTTCTGTCTATTTTTGTCGTCTTGCAATCTTGCTTCTCTTGTGACAAAATTAAGGTCTTTAGTAGGGTCCGCATATCGCTGACTAAATTCTTGAAAGCTAAAGGATCTATGTCGCAAGATCTGTCTTGCAATATCTCTTGTTGTTGTAATTTCGATACAGGCACTGACCATTTCGAGCGGAGACCAGTGCTGGTGTTTGACCAAGTATCGGATAAGTTTTTCGGATGTCTCTGTGTTAAGTTGATTGGAAGGATTGCTAACACGGGCGCAATACGCAATGAGTTCCTGTGCATCTGCAATGCCAAGATCTGCAAATTCTTGTGTGGGCTGACTGTAACTGAGTAATCGAACATTCATTTATAATTTCTTTTTCTTTAAAAATTGCTGGGTTGATCTTTCAATGTCTTTTTTAACTCTTTTAGTATCAAGTTTAAAATCAACATTGTCTATTTTAGCCTCATAGGACTTGCAAAGTTCAGAGAGCGTTTCTTGGAACTGCTCCCATCCCTTACGCTTGGTTTCTGTTGTTATTTTTATTTCCCAAGTCTTGCCATCTTTAAAATTGACCAGCACCGCATGGAGATACCCGATCGGTAGTACATTAAGTTCTACCTCCCCGAACACTTCTGGCCAATGCTGTATGACTTCTTTGGGAAGAGGTCTTCCCTTAGTCATCACTTAGTTTTTTTGGTCGGAACCAACTCCTCGGCCTTGCGGCGCATAGCGGCTGCTTCTTTAGCTAATTTATCTGCTTGTGAGCGATAAAATTTTGCTTGATCTTCTGGCGTGCCTTCAGGAGCAACAACTGGTGCTGCCTCTTCACTTAATGGTGCCTTAACTTCTTCAGAACGTGCAACTTCTGTGACAGTAGTATTAGCTTTAGCTTTATCCATACTGCTCATCGGAACAGCTAATCCGTCTACTGCTACACCACGTTGTTCTGCAATGATTTGGTTAAGTTCAGATAACTGAATTGACACACCGATAGTAGGAGTCATTTCAATTGCGTCAGTTGAAACTTTAACTAATCGACCAGTTGCGTGTAATGCTGGTAACATTCTTGAGCCATCTGGAAATTGTGTACGATCCAATGCATCGGCAAATTCATATGCTTCCTGTGCCGCCGGACTTTCTACACAATTGATAATAGCGTTGTGCATGTCATCTGGCAAATTCTCTGTCGGAACAACTAGTGCGCTATAAGCGTCACCTGGTAGAGTTCTAAAAGCAACTAGTACTTTTTTACCTGTAGCTTTAATTCTACCTACGTGTTTAAGTGATTGCATAATTATGCTCCTGGCTGTGCCGCTTTTTGTGCTTCTGCTTGTTTAGCAACAGTATCTAAAAATGTTGATAATTTGTTATATAATGTACCTACGGCAGCCATTTCATTTGCCTTAAATGTTCCACGTGAACTAGCAATATCGATGATTTGCTTCATTGCGGCTAGATCGTTTAAGTTTAACTCTGCCGCACCTTCTTGAGGTTCTTGGGCTTCTGGTTGTGTATTTTCTGTAGTATCAGTCATGGTATCTCCTTTGATAATATACTAACTTAATTATCTCAAGTTTAAATGTGGGCAGGCAATCGTGAAGAAACTAAGTTCCTTTTCAGATTCAAACCCTATAAGCGTAGTGTATATAATTGTATTATTATGATCGAGCGCAATACTTTGCCCAATATAATATCTATTATTTAAATTGTTTTTAATCCACTCGTCTAAATTGCGAAGTAACGGTGTATTATATTTTTCTATAGTTGTATATTTAAAATGCGGAGCGGCAAACTCTACCCTCCGTAGATCAAAATAATTTAGAGGATTTGGTTTGCCGTTCTTTAACGCCATTTATGCTGTAGCCTTTGCAAACTCGTAGTATGCGTACTCGCCAAATGGCGGAACAATTTTATCATTGCCATGGATAATGAATACTGTGTCACAGTAATTTTCATCGCCCCAGCTACCCCAGGGATAACCGTCTGTGAACATGATAAACTTTTTAGGGTTAATATCATTTTCTTTCATGTATTCCCAGTTGGCATCAAAGTCTGTACCGCCACCACCCATGACTTCATAGTTATCAAAATCATCCATTGAGTAACCATCAAAGTCTTGCTCGTTGTAAACTCGTGTATCAAAGCACCAAACTTTAATTTTAAAGTCTTGATATTCTTGCATGATACCTTTGATTTCAGCCATAAAATCTTTAGCTTGCTCATCACCGATTGAACCAGACATGTCGATTGCTACACAGATATCAATTGTTTCTTGGAATTGTTGACCTGGCAGTACTGCATTCATGTGCCATCCCTTACGGTTAGGACGCATAAATGAATAGTCATTCTTGATAGTGCTTTGGATTTGTTGACGCAAAATATCACGCCAATTCATCTTAGGCTCAGTCAGCTCTTTAATCATGCGTTGAATGCCTGCAGGCGTATTACCCGCACCCGCTGCCTGAGCCGCCGCAATAGTAGCTTCGCGGATTTCATCGCGAATTTGTTTTAGTTCTTCTTTAGAATATTTAGGTTTGTTGCCACTACCATTGCCATCTTGGTTACCCCAATCGACGTGATCATCAAGCAACTGTCCTAATGCTTCTAATTGCTCGTCATCCATTTTATCTTTAATGTCGTCATAGACGGCTTCGGCCGCCCAGCCGTAGTATTTAGGATCGTGGAAAATTTTAATTTCTGGAGGTTGTTCTCCAATGCGGTCGCGTACTAATTGCCCGTTAACGCAATAGTCAGCGGCAATGTTGAAAATCTTACGATCACGGCCTTCAGTACGACCCAAGTGATCAAAAACATTATGGAGGATTTCATGTGCAAGAACAAACTCAATTTGTTTAACACTAAGTGGCGTAAAAAAATCACGGTTAAAGAAAACAGTACGACCGTCTGTTGCGGCAGTAGCACACCACTCACTGCCATCTTTAATTTGTAGGCGTGTAGCCATATTACCAAAGAATGGATGACGCAGTAGCAGACCAACTCGTGCTACAATAATTTTATCGATAATTGGATCTAAATGTGCCATGAATGCTCCTTAACTGTATGTATATATTATAACAGGGACCGTAGTCCCTGTCAATTGATGCTATGCCAAATTACTTCTCAGTGGCTTGGGCAATGTACTTACCAAATTTAGTATGAAACTCATCAAAACATGCAATCTCATCTGGATCCAATGGCAACTTATAAGTTGACAATGCAATCTTAGTACCCATAATAACCAACTCAGTTTCGAAGTTCTTCATCATGAATTCAAAGAAGCAGTTAACTTTTGAGTTCCAATCTTTGTCTTTCTTGTCGCAAGCATCTTTTAGCTCATAGCACAATGACACAGTTAAAGAATACATAGCTGAAATCTCTTTTGAGTTCATTGTTTTAACTTTGCCATTCAAAATATCACGTGGATCTGGCATTTTGCTAGAAATCTTACGGTGTGCCATAAACTTAACAGCAAGGCCTTCACCAACTGAACCCGATACTAAGTCTGCTAATGTTTCAACATCACAGTCGTCATCATGAAGCAATTCGCTTACAAATGCCCAAGAGCGTGGTGTAGCAAATGCACGTGAGCTAGACTTTG